GAGACAAAATACTGCCCTACTCCAAGCTCAATTAGCACAACAACAACAACAACAACAACAACAACCCCCTCCACAGCCAAACTTGCCTAATGCGTAAACGTCAAGGTCTCCGGCCAAGGAGTCATATAAGGAGAAGTCCTACTGCATCAGAAAAATTGATGGATCAAACCCATGCAATTGTTAGGCCTCCTACTGCAATAACAAAATCTTATGGAGCATCAGGTGATATATGGGATTTATTACGATTTGGTACTCCTACTGCTCTCCTTTCAAAAGGTCTAATAACTCCAGAACAATATTCATCATTGATGGAACAGCAAGCTTCTGCTGAAAACCCATTGCCACGTTATTCTGAAGAACGTCAAGACTTAATTGAAGGTCCATTGCCAATAAAGCCTCTTGAAGAACCATCTGTTGAATTCCTTAGTGAATTTATTGCGGATCCAACTAATCTTTTATTAGGTGGAGTTGGAATGGCAGGAATGGCATCCAAAAAAGCTCTTACTAAAGGTATAAAATCACTCAGTAAAGAGGGAGGTGCTCTTAATAGAGTATTTAAAGCTGGTGCTCCATTATTTTCAAGTAAACCTGCAGATGCAACTCTTGATTTAATTACCGATTTACAAAAACAAGTTGAAAAAGGTAAAACACATATTGCACGGATAGATAAAAATACTGGTGAAATAGTCGTCAATAAAGATTATCTAAAATCCAGAACAAATGAATTATATGGCAAACAAGCAGCCGAATATGCTGGATTTAAAAAATATCTTGATGAAGTAGTGAAAGGTAAAACAATATCTATACCAGAACTTGAGGATTTTTGGGCAAAAAATAATCTTGATATTAGAGAAACATGGCATAATCAATATGCTGATCAATATAATATAGAAGGCGGAACTAATCAGAGATCAGTAGTAATTTCATACCATGGGAAACAAGCACCCATGGAAAAACAAACATTGGAAAATCTTGATAATATCGCACAACTTGAACATAAAAAAAGTTTTTTAGATTTATCTCCTGAGAAGCAACGTGTCTTAGAAAATGATTATAATAAATGGTACCCAGGGGATAAAAGTATAGATCGTGGGTATCGCCCTAGCCAAATGTTTGAGGATAGGAATACCCAGTTGCATCATAATAAACCAAATATTTTATTTCATCTTAGAATGGATGATCGTGTTGGGGTAGGTACTCAAAGTGGTGAAAAAATACTTAATGTTTTTGAAATACAGAGTGATTGGTACCAACGCTCAAATAGGGAGGGAATGTATGATTTTGAAAAATATGATGTCGATATTAGTGAATTAGAACATAAAAATAGACTATTGGAACAACAATTAATAACACCATCTGATAATATAATGCCGGTGGAAGATATAGCTGCGATTCGAGCTAAACAGAAGGTGAATAGTGATAAAGCTAAAGAACTTTCTAATCAACGAGATATAATCATTAGTGAATTAAAAGCAGAAAAAGCTGCTCCCAAAGCTCCATTTATAGCTCCAGGTAAAGGTGAACAGTGGGTAGAACTTGCTTTAAAAAGGATTCTAAAATTGGCTGTTGATGAAGGTTATGATAGGGTTACCTTTGGGTCTAGAGAAATACAAGGTAAAATTTATCCTGGGTTAATAAGACCAGTAAGTTATTTTAAAGTTAAAAGAATGAAAAGGTCGGATAAAATTACTTTGCCTAAAAAACAATTAAATAAAGATGGAACTGTACTTAATAAAACTACTGAAGTAGAAGGTAAAGATTATCCATATTATTTGGAAGCTTTTGATATAAATGGAAATAAAATCGAACATCCTGAAGGTCCAGAACGTACTATACATAATTACCGTGAAGAAAATTTGATTAATATGTTTGGCAGAGGTATAACTAATGAAATTAAAAAGAAAGCTAAACATGGTAGAAAAACAAAGGTATCTCCTGGCCAAACAATGGAACCAGGGCCTCCTTATGACCCCCCAAATTTAATTAATGAAACTCCCGATATGGGAATGGAAAATTTAGGGGTATTATACGATGTAACTATTCCTAAAGTTTTAAAAAAATCTTATTTTAAGAATTTAGAATTGGAAGTGGAAAAAATCCCTATGGGGAGAGCTATTGCTCCTAGTGAGGTCCAAGCAGCAGATCAGCAATTTAGTATTGATGAGAATTTTTTATCTGAAAGAGGTATAGAACTTAATGATAATTGGGAACAACCAGAATTTTTATATAACGATGTTGATGGTGATAGGTATAGTGTAGATTTAGAAGGATTAGGATCAGCTATGTTGGATGGAAGAATTTCACCACCTCCCGGGGGTCTTGATGAAGATGCTACAATTACAGCAGCAAGGAATATACATAATAGGTTAACAGGTGGAGTCCAAGGTAATTTACAAAATCTTGGGCCACCAGATAGAACACAATTCCAGGTGCCTAATGCCGGTCCCCCAGCAATGTACAATAATGTTCAGGAATTAGTTAATCCTGGTGGGTTTGAAAACAGGTTGGATCGTTATCAACACCCGATGCATCGCCAGAGAGCAAGTGCAGATGCTAGGTCATTGCTAGAAGATAACATGATTACTTTTAATGAAACTGAAGATGGGGTAATATTTAATGTCGATGAAAATAGCCCATTGGCATATGCTAGACAAGATATCTATAGTTCTTCTGGTGAATATTTACAGGCTTATCGAAGGGCAGGTGGCCACCCAACTGTTATTCCAGAAGAAGTAAATTTAATGAGAGAAATTGAAATTGCTCATGCAGTAGAAAACGCCTCGGAACATTCACTAGATGGTTCACCTATTATTGATCGGCAATATATTAATCTCATGAACCCAGAAACTAGACAGGTTGAATTATCTCATATTGAAGCTGAATTACAGACATATGGTATTAGGATATATCCGCCCGGTCATGCTACTAATACAACAGATAGGACAAGGTTTGGGTTATTTGAAGAAACTATGGATGGAGGTGTCCCAGCTCAAGATCTTGACCAATTACATCCAGATATGGGTGATGATCCTAGGATATATAATTTAGCAAGAAGATATGAGATTGCAGCCTCACCCAGGGCCAACCCAAATGAAGTATTAGGTCCTATTCGGGCTGAAGTGATGCCATATCATATTGATCAAGATTTTGATGGGAATTTACCTATAACCTCAGATGAATGGCTAGCAAATCATTCAAATGACCCTACAGAAGTTGATGAGTTATTGGATGTTGCTCCTATAGAAGAAGTATCTGGAGAAGTTCGAGCTGATGTAATATCAAACACATACAATAACAATCCATATTTTAACCAAGCTAGAGACGAATTAAGAGATTATTATGGGATCCAAGTAGCTTGGCATAGGGAGCCCCCTTATTTATCTTATACAACTGACGATTTACAGTTAATTGCTAATGAAGACCCAGCCGAGGTAGCCGATCTCCTAGGCCCAGATACACCCATTGCATATAGGGGTGAAATGGATTTTATGGAAGCAATTCGTAATGATAATGTAGGTCCTAATTTGCAGGGAGCAGGTGATGATGGGAGATATGACACAATAATTGAGCATATGGAAACCCTACAAAGAGAATTACAACAGGAATTGCGTCAGAATAATGTCCCCGATGTTCAATATACTGGATTACAAACTGGGCAACAAGCATTGCCTGCTCCCGATTCACCCCAAACAACAGGCTTATTAGAAGATACCCCACAGCCAGAATTTACAGAAAGGGCGGTAAAAAATAGTCCACAACAGTGGTCTATAAAATTATCTAATAAAATAAAAAAGGCTTATAAAGAAAGCCCACCACCATATGCCTTATTACCACCAGGTATATTGGCTGCCGGAGCAGCAAGCCAAGGACAGCAACAGTCATTATTGGAGTAAATATGGAGAGTGAAGAAAAAAAGGAAGTAAGAGAGGCCGAAAGGGCCAAGGAAATATTGGAAGACCCTCTTTTACAAACTACTTTAGACAAAATGGAGTCGGAATATATTACAAAATGGAAAAATTCCCAGACAGGGGAAAAAGAGGAAAGAGATATACTATGGCAGTTAGTTTGGGCAATAGGAGAGTTCCGGTCACATCTATCTGTTATAATGCAAAGAGGTGAATTTCATAAAGAACGGCTTCAGAAATCCTTGAAGCGAAAACGTAATTAATCTTTTTTAAAAAGGAGCAACCATGGTAACAGGACTCCAACAGGCAGAAGAATCAATTCAGTCAGTGTTGGCCGGTGATCCAGCCGATAACCAGCAACAGATGGAATCCGATACTGCAGAGGAAGTTCAAGAAACAGTAGAAACTGAATCAGAGACTCCCGAAGCAGAATTTACTGAGCAAGAGGAACAAGAAGAAGTTACAGAACAGGAATCTTCGAATGATCAATATTATCCTATTAAGTTGGATGGTGAAGATATGGAGATCACCCTTGATGAAGCTTTACAAGGTTACCAACGGCAAAGTGATTACACAAAGAAAACTCAGGCACTTGCTAATGATCGTAAGCAAGTTGAAGCAGAGAAACAGGCTCTTTCACAGCAAAGGGAACACTATAAGCAAACTGTTGATAGGTTAGTTTCGGAACAACAAACTCAATCGGTTCAAGAACCAGATTGGGATCAGTTGTATGAAAATGACCCTCTGGAATGGATGAAACAAAAAGAACAGTTTCGTTCTAATAAGGAGAAATCGTTAGAGTTACAGCAAGAGCAATTCCGGTTGCAGCAAGAACAGCATCAGGAACAACAAGCTCAAATGCAGCAATTTTTAACACAACAACATGATGTTTTATTAAGTGCAATCCCAGAATGGAAGGATCCTGATGTGATGGCAAGGGAGAAAAACGAAATCAAGCATTATGCTCAGAGTATTGGGTATACTGCTGATGAAGTTAACCAAATCTATGATAGCAGAGCAGTATTAGCTTTAAGGTCAGGTATGAAAGCATCTGGGTTAACAAGTAAAGGTGCAGGAAAACTTAAACCTATTAGAGAAGCAATCCGCCCTGTAAATCCTGGGTCGGCAGCCCAACAGCCAAGACAACATACTTCTGTTTCAAAAGCCAAAATGAAACTGGCAAAGACAGGTAAAATGTCTGATGCCGAAAGTATTTTTAAACATCTGTTGTAAGAAAGGGAAAACAACATGGCGAAAGTAACAAATGCTTTCGATACATATACTGCAAAAGGTATAAGGGAAGATCTTTCGGATGTGATATATAATATCTCTCCAGAAGAAACTCCTTTTGTATCTGCTGTTGGTAAACGTAGCGTTAGTAATACAAAATTTGAATGGCAGACGGAAGCACTTCCTGCTGTCTCAACTACAGCACAAATTGAAGGTAATGCAGTTTCTACTGCTGCACCAACAAATACAACACGTTGTTCTAACCAATGTCAAATATTGGTAAGATCAGCCTCTGTAACAGGAACACAAGCTGCAATAAATCGTGCAGGTGTTTCTGATGCAATGGCACATCAGGTCGCTATAATTTCTAGGGCTCTGAAACGTGATGTTGAAACATTGGTACTTGGTAATTCAATAGTTAATACTGGGAATGCAACTACTGCTAGAACATCGGCAGGATTAAGTTCCTATGTAGCAACTAACTGTCCAGTAACCCATTCTGGTAGTCCTAGTAACCCAACCGATACATCTGGAGGAACAGATGCTAGAGGGGAAGGTACTGATAGAGCTTTAACAGAAGCTTTATTAAAGGTTGTAATGAAAAGTTGTTATGATAATTCCGGTGACCAACCAAGTATGATAATGTGTGGTTCTGCCCAAAAGCAGATAATTAGTGGGTTTGCTGGTAGAGCAAGTGCAACATCAGTTGTAGCTTTACCTGGTAAGGCAGACGAAGTTAATGCCAATGTATCAGTATATATTGGTGACTTTGGAACATACACAGTCCATGCCAATCGTTTTCAACGTGCTGGTGATTGTTGGTTAATTAATCCTGAATTTGCCAAAGTGGCTCAACTGAGACCATTCGAAGTTAGTGAACTAGGGACAACTGGTGATGCGACTTCCAGGTTTATAACTTGGGAAGGTGGATTGCAAGTTGATAATGAAGCTGCACATGGTCTTGTAGCTGATGTTAATCCGTAACCTCTAAAAATTGGGCCTCTATAAATGGGGCCCTTTCCTTATGCCAAAAGCAACAACCAAATTAGATACTGAACTAGGTGTTAAAACTAATGTTCATACTGAAGATGGAGATGGTACTTTCCATATAACAAAAGAGCAAGATGTCCAGCCAACATTAGATTACACAAAGTATTTAAGGGAACAACCTGTTTTGCGTTCAGCAAATGACAGGCATGTTGCCGAAATTCCTCCTGTAATTGCAGCAAAATTACAACGGGAAGGGATCCTCCAAGATTCTAAACGATTATTAAAATGGCTTGACCAGCCAGAAAATAAAGCATTTAAAACATGGGAAGGACATTTATCATAAATGGCTATTTCAACAAAAGGTGAACTTAAAACTGCAGCAGCAAATTGGCTAAACCGGTCAGACCTGACAGATAGACTGGATGAGTTTATCGAATTAGCTGAAGCATCCTTGAACCGTAATTTACGAACAAGGGATATGTTGGTCAGAACAACCACAACTGCATCTGCTCAATACATTGGTTTACCGGCAGATTTTTTGGAAATGCAGAATATCGAATTGACTTCAACCAGTCCCCCTAAAAGATTAATATATGCAACATCAGATAGATCAGATGACATAAGATGGCAGAAAGATAATACTACTGGTGTCCCAATTTATTATACGATTGAAGGTGATGCAATCCAACTGATGCCTACCCCGGATACCGATTATACATTACAAATAAACTATTACAAAACTCTGCCTACAATGTCTGATTCTGGTGATAACTGGTTGTTAGTTTCTCATCCAGATATTTATCTTTACTCAGTTTTAATGCAAGCCAGTCCATATTTGATGGATTCAGAAGCGGCCCAGGTTTGGGATGGTTTGTTAGCAAGAGCAATGCAGGAATTACAGATGAGTGATGAGAGAAGTAAATATGCAGGTGGTACACTAAACATGAAACCTAAATATATTTATACATGAATGAAGTCTGGTTTCCGGAAACAGCAGCAGGAAATATTTTATATGGCCTGGATGATTCACTGTATGGCATGGGCTATTATGGTTCACTAGACTGGTACGACACTTCATTAGGTGCCCAAACATATACAATAAAATCGAATACATCTGTTAGTTATACAAATGGGACCAATACCTCAGTAACTTATACAGATCAAACTTTAGGAACACAAACTTGGACTTAGTATGGCAAATACATTTACTGATAACTATAACTTAGTAAAAAGTGAAGTTGGAGGAGATAACCAATCATGGGGTAACAATGTTCATACCAGTTTGACATTAATTGATTCTGCTTTAGTTAAAGGAGTTGAAGATCAGATAATGTCTGGTATTACCTCAAATGCAATTGATCTAGCTGCAGCCGGATCTGATGGTACTATTTCTACTTCATCAAATTTAAAATATTTTCAGAATGTTCAGGTTGGGGACAAGATTAGAGTCTCTGGATCTTCAAGTGCAACAAATGGATCTGCTGCTGCCCCAGTTATACATACTGTCAAATCTAAAACATCTGCTGATTCTATTACAGTTGAAACTCAACTGGTTAATGACAATTCTAATGAAATTACAGTTGCAAAAGTATTGGAACCAGTTCATATCAATTCCGGCCCGATTGTTTGTGCTCCACTTACAAGTTTAAATGGTGGGACAACTAGAACAGCAGGGGGAGTTGGACAAGCTGGAGCAGATGAGACAGATGCACTCGTTGCAAATGGGAATGTAGCACTTAAAGGTAATACAACTCTTGGTGATGATCTTAGCTCCGATACTGTTACATTCACCTCAAAAATTGCAACTGATCTTACCCCAAGTGCTAATGATGCAAAAAATTTAGGAGCATCAGGTAGTGCATGGAAAGATCTTCACATCAGTGGAACAGCAACTTTAGAAACTGTTGCTATTTCTGCAGGAACAATTGCAGGGGTAACAGTTACAAGTAGTGGGAGTACAGCAGGTAGTGCCCATAAAACTGTTAATCTTGCAGTTACAGGAACATCTGGAAGTTATACTAATTTTAATATGGGTTCAAATGGGCAGGGAGCAAAAACAGTTTCAACATCTGCACCATCTTCCACTACTGGATATGCAAATGGTGATGTTTGGTATGAGATTCCATAAATGGGGAAGTCACTAAGAGTTTTACATAATAATAGTTGGAATACTGTTGAGGCCCCATATGTTATGACAGATGGGGTTTGGAGAACTGTCCATAAAGTCTGGGTAATGGATAGTGGTGCCTGGAAGGAATCCCATAAAACTGCATACACAAAATATTCAAGTGGCAGTGGGGGATTGGGTGCAACCCAAGTTAATGGTACATGGACAGTCCCGGCAAATACAAGATATATAGAGGTAATTATTCATGGTCATGGAGGGGGTGGGGGAGGTGCTTCCAAATCAAATGCTCATTATTTTAATACTGGGGCCTACATGTGGTCTACTTTTGTAAATGATTATGCTCATGGTGGGAATGGTGGTGCAGGTGCTTATGCAAAACTTATTTTGGAAACAAAACCAGGGACAGTATTCACATGGGATTATATGAGTTATGAAGGAACATATGCTGGTAATGCTGGTGGTAAAGGTTCCGGTGGAGACAGTTATACAAATGGTCAGACTCAGGGTGGAGGGGGAACCGGGAATTTGCAATTGAGAAATGAGTGGGCAAGTACAACTTCTGGTCCTGCAACTGCTGTTGGTACATATCAACAGGCATTAAGTGGGGGTGATGCTTCTGATATACGATTTTATGGTGATTCCCCAACTCCTAACAGTCCTTATTCAGTTACAGTGGGTGGTGGCAAAAAAGGGACAGGGGGAAAATTAACAGTTGCTGCTGTTGCTTATCATCCAATTGCAACTTATGCCCCTTATTATCCCAAATATGGTTACTCTGTAACAGAAACAAATGGGACAAATGGAGCAGATGGAACAGCAACATTAACTGCTTCTGGAGGTTCAGGGAATCTTGTTTATCAGAATCTAGTGACAGGTGGTGGTAGAGCAGGAGGTGCAGGAGGAGATAGCACTGCTCCAGCAGGAATACAGGCAGATACTGCACCAGATGGGGCAGCCGGCACAACCGGACAGATAACAATTAGTACATATCAAGGTCTATAAATGGCAAACCCAACAACAAATCTTTCAATTACATTACCAGTTCCAGGCTCAGAAGGATCTCGTGGTTCCTGGGGTGGTACTCTCAATGATGCAGTCCAGTCACTTGATACTGCCATTGCAGAAAGAGGTGTACCAGCAGGTGGGACAGATGACCAGATTCTAACCAAAAATGGAACTGATGACTATGCAACTGAATGGGCCACCAGGTTAAGTTCAGTTGGTGTAGTTGGAACAGATGGGATTGAAGTTGATTCAGGATCACCAGTTACCACTTCAGGTAATATAACCCTGGGTGTTAATAAGTCTGCAATGCTCACATTCCTTAATGTGGAGGATGGTGCAGCAGGAAATATGACAGGTGCAGAAATAAAATCTGCCTATGAGGGTGAATCAGATACTAATGCCTTTACAGATGCTGACCATACTAAGTTAGATGGGATTGAGACCAGTGCCGATGTTACTGATGCAACTAATGTCAATGCAGCAGGTGCTCTCATGCACACTGACATTCCAGATTCGGACACTGGCTTAGTTAAAAGAACAGGGTCTGAGACATATGATATTGACACCTCAACTTACTTAACTGCTAACCAGACAATCACAGCATCTGGTGATGCAACTGGTTCTGGAACAACATCACTTGCATTAACACTAGCTAATTCTGGGGTTACTGCAGGTTCATATGGTAATTCAGGTAATATACCTCAACTGACAATAGATGCAAAAGGTAGGATTACATCTGCATCAACAGCAGCATTTACAGGTGCAACTGAAGCAAATATCGTTGCCTTATCAATAGCTCTAGGATGAAATGGCAAACACATTTAGAATGACAAATGAGACTAATGTCTCAACAACAATAGAAACACTGTACACTGTCCCTAGTTCCACTACTACGATCATCTTAGGAATTATGATGGGTAACACTAGTACAGGAACAATAAAAGGTTCGGTGCAATTAGTATCAACAACAGCAACATCAGTAAATGGTGGTGCTTCAAATGCTAATGAATCAACATATTTGATAAAGGATGCACCGATTAACAATTCATCATCTCTGGAAATAATGGCAGGAAATAAAATAGTGATGCAGGTAGGAGATATTCTAAAAGCACAATCCGATACAGCAACTGGGCTGGATATTATAATCAGTTATATGGAGATTACATAATGCCATATTTAGGTAAACAGTCTGAACAGGTTGGTGTTTCAATCCAGAAATATGAGTTTCTCCAGGCAACCGATACCAGTTCTGGAACAACATCATTTTCGGTCCCATCTGATGCCGGTGATCATGTTAATGTCTGGTTGAATGGGGTCCTGTTAGTAGAAGGAGCATCAAACGATTATACAACTACTAGCACAACAGTAGTATTTGGGACTGCACCTGCAGATGGAGACATTGTCAGGATTGATGTAGTTGAATCGTTCTCATTGCCTGATGCACTTAAATCTTCAGGGGATACCATGACCGGTCCCTTAAAATTAGATGGGGGATTAAAACAGCAAACATCACAGGATCTGTCAGGTACATATGCATATCACCAGATGATGGTTTCAG